GGCATTGATCTTCTGGCAAGATTTATCGGTTATATTGTTTTAATAGTGTTGCTTTCAAAATTAGGTTAATAGAAGGAATATTAAGATGTCTAGTTTAACACAAAAACAAGAAAACTTTTGTCAAGCATACATTAAAACAGGTAATGCAAGTGAAGCTTACAGAAGATCATATAATGCTAAAAACATGAAAGCAGAAACAATTACAAGTAAAGCTTCTATCTTGCTCGCTAAGGGCATTGTAAGGGCAAGGGTGGATGAACTTAGACAAAAGACTGAGGATAAGAGTATTTTATCATTTAAAGAAATACAAAAGATGTTAAGTGATAGAGCTAAAGAAGAACTTAATGCAGACGGTCTTAAATCTATTGATATTCTCAACAGAATGGCAGGATATTACGAGAAAGACAATAAACAATCAAAAACAGAAATCAACCCCGAATGGACAGTAACAATCAAAAAGTCAGAGGATAAATAACTTTGAGTGACATCCAGATACCAGAAAAACTTCTTCCACTTATCGAAAAGAAAAAACGCTTTAAAGTAATCATTGGCGGACGTGGTTCTGCAAAATCGACCTCTCTTGGTAGTATTATGATTATGAAGATAGAAACTGAGGGTGCAGACATTCTTTGTTTAAGGGAATATCAGTCCTCCATTGAGGATTCAGTTCATAAGCTCATGACTTCACAAGTAGATAGCTTAGGCGTTAAAGATAGATTCCATACAACCGATAAAAAAATTGAATGTATTGCGAATGGCAAAGGAACAAGATATAAAGGTGCTGCAAGAAATTCATCCGCCATTAAATCAGCGGAGGGATTTAAATATAGTTGGTTTGAAGAGGCGCAAACAATTTCAGACGAAACACTTAAACTGCTAATCCCTACAATCAGAGAAGAAGGTTCTGAACTTTGGTTTAGTGGAAACCCAGGAAGTGCTAATGATGCATTCTCAAAACGATTTATAATTCCATTCCAGGACGAATTAGACAAACATGATTATTATGAAGATCATCTTCACCTAATCATAGTAATCAACTGGAGAGATAACCCTTGGTTCCCGAAAGAGCTTGAAGCAGATAGGCAATGGGATTTTAAGAATCTCTCCCGGGCAGAATACGATCATATATGGGAGGGCAAATTCTATGATTCTGTAGACAATGCGATTATCCAACCTGAATGGTTTGATGCTTGTATCGATGCTCATATCAAATTAGGCATAACTACAAGAGGTATTGAAGTCGTAGCACATGACCCATCAGATACAGGAGAAGATCCGAAAGGATTGGCGTATCGTCATGGTATTTTGATAAAGGATGTACTTGATCTCGACAAAGGCGATATAAACGAAGGTGGTGATTGGGCGATTGATTATGCAGCAAGTAATAAAGTAGATGCTTTTATATGGGACTGTGACGGAATGGGTGTAGGGTTAAATAGACAGATAGACCAAGCTCTAACACCTAAGAGCATAAAGATAGAGATGTACAAAGGTTCACAAGCACCACGAAATCCTAAAGCAGTTTATGAAACAATAGGTGATAAGATAAAAACCAATGAAGAAACATTTCTGAATCAAAGAGCACAAGGTTATTGGGAACTTAGAGAGAGAATGCGTAAAACATATCTTGCAGTAGAAAAAGGAGAATATCAAAATCCGGATGATCTTTTATCAATCAATAGTGGAATAGAAAATATCAGTGCTTTAAGATCAGAGCTGTGTAGAATCCCAAAGAAGCCAAACGGTGCAGGGAAGATACAACTTATGTCAAAGCCAGACATGAAGAAACTTAAAATCAAATCTCCAAATATGGCTGACTCCGTTATGATGGCGATGTTCTATCAGCCACAGCCAATGAAGAAAAAGATTCAAGCCCATCTAATGCCTATACAGAATAATTGGTGATTAGTTACTATAATAAGTCTATCTTCTTGTCTGTTTTATAGCTATACCCAAAAATGCTCTCAAATGTTTCTTTTGGATATTTACAATTACAGACTTTATCTCTAGCAGAAAATCTAAGTTCTTTCAGTTCCTTCTCAAAATCATCATAGATAATATTTATTAATCCTATACAATCTTCTTGCGGATCTTCATCATATATTTCTTTCGCTTCTTCTCTTGTCATTGGTTAGCCTTTATTTTGTTTTCCAATTCATCAAATAAGTACATATGATTTAAAATTATCCCTGCCTCTGTGTAATCTTTAATCTTTTGTATTAATTCAAGCATCAAAATTCTTTATAATTAATACACAGATGGCAATAATCCCCAAACACAAAAGTATATACATCCCAAAGAAAATAAATATCAGTAAATAATCAACAAGCATAATTTTAATCCTTTTTAATCCTTTGTATTAGTTCTAGCATTTAATCTATTCCTATAGTTTTGTTTGTTTTGATTAAATCTATTGTAGTCACCCTGCATGAACCATCTTTATTTATAGTGACAATCGTATCTGGTGTTAATATTTCATTTTTATCATACAGAAATGCCCTTATTGCTCTAACAACTTCATCTTTTGGTATTTCATACACTCTAGAGCTAGTTTCTTTATATTGCTTTATCATGATAATCCTTTTTCTAAACTATACCAAAATAATATCACAATACAAAATCAATAAAACTGATTAAGTTAATCAATTAGATTTATGATATAATAAGAAAGCTAATTTTTAAGGTTGCTATATTGGAACAAGAAAACAACACTCTCGATTCTCTTCATGAGGAATTTATACAAGACTTTAGCAACATTCAATCTACTTACCGTGATGAACGCAAGCAATGCTTAGAGGATAGACGCTTTTACTCTATTGCCGGTGCACAATGGGAAGGCGACCTTGAAGCACAATTTGAAAACAAACCCAAATTAGAAGTAAACAAAATCCACTTATCTATCATGAGAATCTTCTCCGAATACCGTAACAATAGAATTACCGTTGATTTTTTACCTAAAGATGGGAACGATAAGTTAGCAGACACTTGTGATTCACTCTACAGAGCAGATGAACAGGACAGCCAGGCAGAAGAAGCCTATGATAATGCCTTTGAAGAGGCAGTTGGAGGCGGTATCGGTGCATGGAGACTCATAGCAGACTATGAAGATGAAGAGGATGATGAAAACGACTATCAGCGTATTAGAATAGAACCTATTTTTGATGCAGATAGTTCGGTGTTCTTTAATCTTAATGCAAAACGTCAAGATAAATCAGATGCAAAACGTTGCTATGTTATCACGAGCATGACACATAATGCTTTTGAAAAAGAATGGGATAAAACACCATCAAGTATTCAGAAGCAAGTAGACGACACAGAGTTTGACTGGGCAACCGACGATGTTATTTATGTTGCTGAGGTTTATCAAGTTGAGTATGTTAAGCATACAGTAAAGATATTCAAACTAAATGATGAAGAGAAACGATATACCCAAGAGGAAATAGAAGAAAATCCAGCGATTGAATCAGAAATGATGGCACTTGGGTTCATTCTCGAAAAAGAAAAGAAAGTCAAAAAGCGTAAAATTAAAAAATATTTCATGTCAGGTAGCGAGATATTAGAAGATTGCGGTTATATTGCAGGTAAACACATCCCTATTATTCCCGTATATGGTAAAAGATGGTTTATTGACAACATAGAGCGTTGTATGGGTCATGTAAGACTTGCAAAAGATTCACAAAGATTAAAAAATATGCAACTCTCAAAGCTTGCAGAACTTAGTGCCATTTCAAGCACTGAAAAACCTATCCTGACTACGGAGCAAGTTGCAGGACTTGAGACATTTTGGGCTGAAGATAATATTAAAAACTATCCATACTTGCCAATCAATCCAGTACACGATCAAAATGGAAACCCTATTCAGACTTCCCCGGTAGGCTATACTAAGCCACCCGTAATCCCTCCAGCAATGGCGGCACTCTTACAGCTCACAGAAGGCGATATTAGAGACGTATTAGGGAATCAGGAAGGTGGAGAAAAAATCGTTTCTAATATTAGCGGTGAAGCTGTGGATAAAATAC